TCACCTTGAATACCTTGAATACCTTGGATTCCTTGAGGGCCTTGATCTCCTTGATCACCTTTAGGACCTTGAGAACCAGTATCACCCTTAATTCCTTGAATACCTTGAGCACCAGTAGCACCTGTTGCACCAGTATCTCCTTTATCGCCTTTTAATCCTTGAATGCCTTGTGCTCCAGTAGCACCAGTAGGTCCTTGCGGACCAGTTGGTCCTGTAGGTCCTGTATTACCAGTATCACCCTTTGGTCCTTGTTCACCTTGAGGACCAGTGTCTCCTGTATCACCTTTAGGACCAGTTGGACCTTGTGGTCCAGTTGCAATTTCTAGTCCTGCTGCATAAATTTTAATTTCACTTGGTGAAAGAATTTCTAAACTCATCGTGTTACATCCTCCTGCACATAAATTGTACCTGTCAAGATTGTTGACACGGTTTCTGTTACTGAATTAATTCCTTGGATATCAAAATAATTCATTACATCTAGGTTTGTTGAATCTAAACCTACTGTAAGAACATTCTCGTTTTTAACAACATCTAATGCATCTAAAACTGTTTCGTTGGTTGGGAACTGGCGTACTTGTCCAGAAAACTCCCAGTCAGTCAGATCTAATTTAGCATCATTGGTATCTACCAATACTAAAGTCATGACAGTATTGTCATTTCTGTAAACCTCCCAGTCCATTGCTGGTGGTTGTGAATTAAGAGTTTCCATATATCCTCCAAGGTGAATCTACACCCATCATACAATATATGTATTATGACTATTACACCTGAACTTGTTGCTGCCATTGGAACCGCTATTGTTGGAGTTATGGGAGCATTTTATGGCTTTAACAAATGGATTATTACAAAGTTTTTAAGTGAATTGAAGCCCAATGGTGGCGGTAGTATGAGAGATCAGGTAAATATTAATACTGAAAGACTAGAGCGTGTTGAAAAGCATGTTATAGAAATATATAAAATCCTAGCGCAAAGGAGTAAAAATGGGTAAGAAGGTATATTACGAAGGTAAATTAATTCCAGTTAAAGATTGGGATTATGATAGAAAGCGTCCTAAAGTTAAGGAAAAGAAAGCGGTAGTTGCTGAACCTGAAACCCAGGTTGAGGTAATTGCTGAAGAACCACAAACAATATCATTAGCATAAAACAAAACCCCCCTTTAAGTTATCAGACATTAGTTGGGGGGTTTTGCCATTCTTAGAGGCAGTCTAAGAAATCTATATGCTACCAATATTAAGTGGAAATGTTAATCCTGCTTTAGGTGTAAATATTCCAGTTGAATAATTTATGCTGCCAATTAATTTCCAATCAGGATCATTTGGTCCATTGAATAATCCATCTGATGTTGCATATACATTCATTGATGATGGTGCTCCTGAATATTTACCTCCACTCATAGTCATTGAAAATGTTTTAATATCATAATGAAGTGATTGTAAATCAATAATTAATCCCCAGTTTGCAGTACCACTAATTGAGTTATATGGTCTTAATCCTGTAGTATTTCCTGTTCTTAAATATACTGAATCGCAAGCACCTGAAGGTGGAACTTGACCCTCAGGTTCATTGTTCCAATAATGATTTCCCCATGGTTCACCACTTGTTTGATATGGAAGACCATAAATAACTTTATTTGTTGCTGCTCTATCAGTTAGTGTTGTAGATGTTTTTGCTTGAAAATTTTGCATCTTTGGCCAGTAATAACCACTTGCAGAATTAAAATAATTCATACCAAGTTTAATATATCTAACTCCAAGTGTTCCAGTTTCATCTACTGGTGCAGGTGGAACGGTAACTGCAAATGTTTGTGTAGATGTTGTTGTTCCATAAGCATTTATGGCACTAAGAATAACAGTTTTATTTCCAGATGTTGCATATGTATGTGCTACTGTTTGACCTGTTCCTGTTGTACCGTCACCAAAATTCCATGAATATGATGTTGCATTTGTAGCAGTAGCAACAAATTCAATTAAAGCACTGTTAGATCCATTTGCAGTATGTGTATATGAAACTCCAGTTGGTGCTGAACCATATATATTTAATGTATAAGAAGCACTTGTTTTAACAAATCCATAACTATCAGTAACAGTACAAGTAATGTTATGAGCACCAACTTGAGCAAGAGTATATGTTTTAGTTGGTGATTGTGCTGTTGAAAATTGAACATTGTTATCTTTCCAAACATATGTAGCATTTGTATGGTCAATGTTATTTAAATTAGTTATAGAAAATGAATATGTATCATTAATAGTTCCAGATAATGGAGAAACTGTAATTGTTGGAGTTGGAAAAACGGTATCATAAGTAAACATATTTCTTAATTTATATGTAATATCCCAACTATCTCTAGTTATATTATGCTGAATACCAATGATTCCATACTGTCTATCAATATCAAAACCATCTACTTCGTGATAAACATAAACATTATCTAATAAATCAATACCTTCAATTGCATCTGGTGCTTTTTTTGCATCAAATGTTATTGTATCAATTTCTCTTGTAGGATGAGCGGTTTCTTGAAATATTGCACTTGAAATTTCATCTGTCCAGGCACCCTGTGTTGTTACTCCAACAAGATAAACATCAATAAGTGCTGATTGTGGACCCCACTGTTCAACAGAATAATCATTTGTATAGGTTGGAATTTTTGTTCCATAACTAGTTAATGTTATTTTATTTTTTAATAAATCAAAACCATCATTTAGATTAATTGTTTCATAGGATGTAGCACCACCTCTTGAATCAAATTGTAATCTAACACTATTATTTTTCTTTGAAGTGATTGATTCATATATATGAATTTCATTAGAAACATCTGCATAGAAGAAATCTAAATTTGTTTGTGCAAGAGTATTCATCATTTGCAAAGCGGTTGTTCCATTTGAAGCATTTGCAGCATTTCCATTACCACTTGTACTATGAACAGTTCCTGAATATCCAATAATTTCAGATGTTGAACTAACTGTACTAGCAAATTCAAGTTCTTGATTCATTCCTTGTAAACTCATTGTTGAACCAAGACGGGATTTAAATGTATCTCTTAATGTGTGTAGGGCCATTGTTCCAACCATATCAACAGCAGTAAGTGTTGTAATTTGTGGTTCACCTTTTGGTTGATATTCAACATTAATAGTATTAATACGACCAGTAAACAATGTTTGGTTATCGTGTAAAACACGAACAGTTTTACCCATTCTAAAATCTGTATTGATATGTGGATCAAGTTGTATATTTCTTGAAAGAATTGTTAATACACCTGCTTCTGGTTGTTGCCATGGTCCCTGATAAGTACTTTGAATACCTCTAATAATATTAATATTTAATAATCCATCAGTGTAATCTTCCCATGTTGAACCAACATAGATTTGAAATTTAGTAGTTGATAAATCGTTTGCCATTATACGGTTATCTTCCCGTACTTACTAAGTGCTTGTTGTACTGTTCTTCCAAGTGCATATGGATCAGTGCCTACACCAGCATTGATTGTAATATTAACAGCACCTGCTCCACCTCCAGCAACATTTAGTTGTGGCATCTGTATACCAACTGGTCCTTTAATTCCCATACCCTGATATAAACCTTCAACTGCATACTCACCAATCTGAGCCATAACTTTTGAAGGGGATGATATTTGCAATACATTGCGAATAACTGAAGGAATATTGTCATTGATCCATTTTGTTAATTTATCTACGAACCATCCTCTAATATTTAGAAGACCATCAATGATACCTCTTGCAATATCTTTACCAACTTCAACCATCTTGCCACGAACTTCATTGAATTTTTCTACAACATTTGTTACAACTCCAACAATATAGTCTTTAATGTTGTTCCAAATTTCTGAGGCTTTCTTTTGAATACCAGTAAATACTTCTGTGGTTTTGTCTTTTAATGCGTTCCAAGTATTAACAATTCCATTCTTAATACCTTCAACAATACCAGTAATTAATTTACCAATCTCTCCCCACAAGTATGCAAGGGAATTAGTAAGTTTAACAATAATTCCATCTTCGCCAACTATGTAATCTTTAATTGCATAGAACCAACCAATGACTGTACCAAATATTGCCTCAACTTTTTCAGAAACAACAGCCTTTGCGGCATCCCATGTTTCTGTTAATTTAGTTACTATCTCATCCTTATGCTTAACCAAAAATGCTACAAATAAACCAAATGGACCAGTTAAAACACCAAGTATTAATGGCCAGTTTTCTTTTAGCCAATCAATTGCTGCATTTGCAGCGTCTTTAATCTTGTTATAAATTGCATCCCAAGTCTCTTTGACCTTTTCCCAAACTGCAGTTGTAGCCTTCTTAACATCATCCCAGTGAGTAATAAGAAGCACGATCAAAGCGATTACTGCCATAATTGGAATAGCCTTTAATGCTGTACTAAATATTGTTGTTGCTACTGTTGCACCTTCTTCTGCAGCGGTAAGTAAACCAAGATTAACCATTGCTGTCTTAGTATTTGAGATAAATGAAAGTAATGGACCACCAATACCAACAATTGCTAATAATGCTAATTCTATATTTTGCAATGCTTTTGGCTGCTTAGAAAATGCATCAAGTAAGTCAGTTAAAAATCCAAGTAGTTTTTCTAATACTGGTAAAACTCTAGTACCAAGTTCTTCTTTAAAGTTTGCAAGTGCAACTTCGAATTTCTGTGTTGATGTAGCATTTTTTGCTGCTGCATCTTGATAAACCTTAGCACCTTGAGTTAATAATAAATTAATTGCTTCTTGGTTTTTACCAGCCTTAGATAATGCTTCTGCTTGATCATAAATAGATTGATTTAAACCTGGGAATATTTTATTTAATTCCCCTGCTTTTAATCCACCATCAGCAAATGCTTTAGCAAGTTTATTTGATGCTGCTTCTGCATCAATTGCTCCACCAGTAAATGCTTGAACATCTAAAAATGTTTTAACTAATTCTGCAGATGATGCTTGTAAATCTTTAGGTAATCTTGATCCCAAAGAAGTTGACATTTTAATAATGTCATCATTATCAACTGCTAATTGCTTACCAAACTTTTCAGCATCAGCAGTAATCTTTTTAAGTGCATCAGAACCAGCACCAAATGTAGAAGTTGCTTGACGCATTGCAACTGCAGCATCTTTGGCCTCATCAATGCCTTGCTTTAAAAATGTTATACCTTGTTTAAGTACAAATGCGGAAGCAGCAGCGGTAGCAGCCTTTGCTAATCCAGCGACCTGTTTATTAAGACCACCAATTTGATCATTAGCATCATTAAGTCCCTGAGTAAGTTTTTTTGTCTCTGCAACGATATCAATCGTTATCTGTTGTGCCACTACTTCCTCCTATTAAGTTCTCCAACCAAAGCACTATATTCTTCAAAACTAAGTTCCCAGAATTGTTCTGGTGTATAACCTGTGGCTATACAGAACTTAGCCATTGCGCTTAGGCTGAAGTATCTTCTTTTGGGACCTGCATGTTGACCCCTGATGCTTCAGACAATTCGTTAATGGTCATTGCTTCTGCTTGTTCTATTGTAAGCCCTGGGTTATTTCGCTTTGCCATAATATATTGCATTGCGAATGCTAACTTTGCTTTTGAGTTTGATTGTTCCCATTCATCCATTGGCAAATCTAGATATTCTTCAACTTCTGCTAGTTCTTTCCACTTCATAGTGGACATTAAATCGTTATTCATAACTGCCTCCTTGTTTAGTCGTATTTTTTAACGATACTTGCTATATAGTCCTCATATTTATTAACAATTTCTTTAATATTGTTATAAACTGCTGGTCTTAAATATGGTTGAGCCTTAATATTCTTTTCAGGCCATCCATACTCTTGCACTCCTGCATAAACCACAGTCTGACTGCCTGCATAGATCTGTGCTTTATCTGGTGTTGCTGTATAACCAATAGATGCTGCTAAAGCACCTGTTAGTTTTGGTGCCATAGCAGAAGCCTTCTTTGAGAACTCTAATCCAAGTTCCTTATTTAAAGAAGTTAGACTAGTTAAATTAGATTCAATCTTTTTTAAAGATTCTTGAACTTCTTTAACTCCATTAAGTTCAACACTGATTGCTTCTGCCATAGCGACCTATTAAATTATGCTTCTACTCTTGTTGGCTTTCCATCAAGAATGAAGTTAATATCAAAGGTGAAGAACTCACCTGCTGCTCCACCAAGATTTGGAACAACTTCTGCATAGCCACTTGCTGTGAAGTGTGGCTGTGATGCTGATGCTGTTGCATTTCCGTGTGGTGCGTATGTAATGTCCACGCTTACGCCTGGGTTATCCCATAGCCAAGAGTGGAATGATGCTGCTGCTGTATCCTGGAAACCAGTTACAGCACATGTGAAATCTAGAGAATCTTCGTAATTTCCAAAGCCAAGGGTATTAACAGCGGAAGAGAAAACAACATTGCTTACTCCACCCTGATATTCTGTACCGTCAACTTCAAACACGATAGACTTACCTTTAATTCTAGCCATGTTTAGTTTCCTCCTTGAATATCTATTGATATGTTTATATTTGTTGCAAGAAATCTTGCATTATTTACTTCTAAAATGAATGGTTTGTCAACAGTCATTTTTGATGCTGTTGTATATTCCCACATTGCAGGTATTAAAGTTTCTAAAGTATCATCTAAATTCTCAGTTTCTGTTTCATTAGTTGCAAATGGAACTATTACTAAAACTTTCCAAGCAGATGCATAATCTGCATTATATTGGTTCTCATATACTGAGACAAAGTTAGTATCAGGTTCAATAATTGCACATAATGGTTGTGGCTTTTCTGGTACATATGTATATACCTTTGAAATACCGCCAAGAATTATGGCTGACTTCAGTTCTTCTCTAACTGCAGTTAGGTTCATGCAAACCTCGTCATATAACGATTGAGAAGTGGATATACACCAACGAGTGGGTCTCTTGCTGTATTAGCAGGTGCGCCATCATAAGTAGCGTACTGAGCCACACCCATTGGTGCATTCCTACGATGAAATAGTTCTGAACCAACTTCAAGGTAGCAACGCTTTAATACACCAGCAGGAATCTTTGTGTTCTTAATATAAGAAGCAATTAGATCCTTTGCAGTGTCCCAGCATTCTTGTACATAGTCATCATCATTAGTTGATGAACCTACATACGCCTTCAAATCTGTCCAGTCCATAATCATCTACTCCTTTAAATTAGTCAAGTGGGTTTGCTACTGCAACCATTGCCTTGATTTCAGGTGCTGCGATACCAAGGTATCCGTACACTGAGAATGCATTTGTTAATGCTGTGATGTCTTCCTTGTTCAAACGGAATGGTGCGCCTGCTGATTCGTATGTTGTAAGAGCAGCAGAGTTACCTGTGAACAATGATCCACCTGTAAGTGATGGGTCCATAACGATTGGAAGACCAAGAATGTTTCCTGTTAGACCAACTGGGTTGATTGAACCAAATGTGTTAACTGTTGCACCAGCGTTAGATAGAACTGGACGACCAGCCTCATCTGTTACGCCTGCAAGAGCCTTGAATACATCAGATGAGCAAAGAATGAACTCAAGTGCACGACCTGTGTCATTGTTTACCTTTGCTGCAGCATCTGCAAGTGCTTCAATAACTGCTGAAGAATCCCAAGCAGAAACTGTTGCTGTGTTCATTGAACCTGCATTAGCAGCAAGTGCTGCACGAGCAGCAGCGTTAGTTGCAGCAGCGTACTTTGCAATCATTGCACGGAATGCTGTGTCAACATAGTTTACAGATGAACGCTCAAGAACTTGGCGTGAGAAATCTGTGTATCCACCGTATGTCTTGATTGGTGCAGTTGCTGAAGTAAGAGCAATCTTGCCATATGCAAGTGTGTCTCCTTCTGCAGCCTGCTCTGCAACATCAAGTGTGTTGCTGTCAAGTACTGGATATTCAACATTGTTTCCTTCTGCAGGAAGTGCTGCTGAAGAAAGAACATTAAATGTTGGGCGTCCTGCATTTAGAATGCGGACAGTATCAGATACCCAAGCGTTCTTTACGATTGAGTCTGAAGTTGTTCCACCTGTGAAATCACGGTATAGAGCAAGAGCATCATCGTCGCCCTTTGCTACAGCCTTTACGAATTCACCATAGGAACGGAATTGTGGAGTAGAAACTTCTACCTTAGATGTTGCAATAACATCAAGACGGCGTTCCAACTCTTCTGCATGATTACGAACTTCTTCAATTGCTGAAGTGTAATCAGGTGTTGTATTTTCCATGGATTTATCCTCCTGATTGTTTTCTTCTCTGACTGAAAGTACTTCAGCCTTGTCATATGCAGGGAAAGCGACTAAAGAAACTTCTTTAAGGTCAACTTTCTTGCGAATGATTGTGTTGTCTTTCTTTTCATCAATAACTGGAATGAACCCTACTGAAAAAGAACGGATTGCTCCATCCTTAACTAAGTTAAGTGTTTCATTTCCCAATGATGTTTCTGAAATCTTTGCTCTAATTAATAGGCCATTTTCAGAATCTTCCATTTTTGTAACAAGACCAATAATTTCTTTGTGGTCTCTAAACAATTTAACATCTGCGTTAAGATCAACTGCACCTTGTGCAAATTGTTCTCTCATACCGCCACCAATGTCAATTGTGTCATTATATGGAACAGCGATACCTTCAACAGTGCGTTGTTCAGTATCAGTTGCTCTAATTTCAAATGAGCGTCTAATAATATTTTCCATATTCATTACTCCATTTTAGTTGGTTTGTTGACTAGCATCCATTTGAGGCATATCTTCCATGTCTCTAATTTCTGCAACTGTCAAGAACTTGTTAGTCAAACCAATTGCATATGCTTCATATCTTGTCTTTTGGCTTGGACGCAAGAATTCTGTTAGATTAAATTCTGCGTGTTGGCCACGAGGCAATAGATCAGAAATAGCCTGTTCAATACGAACAATATATTGCTGTAAACCATCATCATATAGTTTGATGCGGTCTTCATTGCCATTTACATATGTCATTCCTTGTCCTTCAATTGACATGCCCATATACATTGCAGGAACACCAAACATATTTGCAATCTGACGAGTGATATATTTTTGGTTTTCCAAGAATTGAGCCTGTTCTGGATTAAGTGCAATTGAATCATACTTAAGTCCAGATGATAAGACAGCAATACTTCTTTCTTGTTGAGATTCAATGAAAGCATCTTTATTTTGCTTTGCTACCTCGCTAGAAAGAAACTCTGATGTTGTTAATGTTCCAGTTGGAACTGCAGCGGTACGGAACCAGTTATCTGCATAATTGTGTAAGTCTAATGCTGAACGAAGCACTGACTTGTGTCTTTGAATTGGTCCTTCACCAAGAAGTGCATCTGATGCAATCTTTTTCCATAACTTAATATGAACAATGTCTCTTGATGTATATCTCTTTGAACCAATTTGATAGAAAATCACACCATTGCTATCAGCCTGAACTGAAATATTTGATGGATGTATGTTCTTGATATTTACAATGCCACGAGGATTTCTTTGAACTAACCAAAATGCATTTCCTGTTGTAGCCATGTGAAATAAAGTTGTACCAAGCCATTCAGATTGAGAAACATTGTTTTCAATATCTGGATAATCAAGCCAAGCAGGATTTGATAGTTTATCTTCTCCACGCATTACATTGATTGGAATTTGCATAATTGCAGTTTCAAGTACTGAAATTGCTCTGCTGACAGGAACTAATGTAAGTGCACTTGATTCTGTAACTACAATTGCTTCTCTTGATGGTGCAGACATTCCACGATTTTGTGTATCAGGAACAAATGGTTCAGTTACATCTACTGCGTAACCAAGTCTTTCAACTATTCTGTCTCTAAATCCCATTATGTTCTCCTTTAAAAGACCATCTGTGTTGGTTTAACTTGTGTTTCAACAAACCAAATAGCCAATACTGTTGCAATTGCTGCATCAACTTCAGTTCTTCCATCTTTACGAGCGATTCTCCATGAATCACCGCTATTTTTACGAACTGCCTGCTGCATTTGCATGGAAACTATGTCATCTTTTGGATGAATAATCTCCTTATTTGTTATTCTACTATATGCGTTATTTGATGCAAGAATCAAATCTTTATTTGATGTAAATTGTACTCTTAAACCCCTTTGTTTTAATGCAGCACCTAAATCATCTAATACATTTGAATCCATAATAAATGTTTTGCCATATTTTGCTAGTTTCAGACATGCTCCAATTACCTCATCCATATTAGTATTATTAAATGATGCTACCAATTCAGTAGCAGTCTTTCCATTTTCTAATACTTCTGCTGTAACAATTGAACAATATTCCCATCCTGGAGTACGATCAATAGCAAAGACCTGTGGTGTATTTGGTCTACCATTTTCAAGATTTACCCATGCTCCTACTGGAATCCAAGCATTCATACTAGATACAAATTGATTTAATCTATACCGTCTGGCATCAGGTGCAGGCATTGTTGCTAATTCATTTTTAACTGCCTCCCAATCTAGGATGCCAGATGCTAGTTGAGGGTTAGCACTTCTTACTGCTTCCTCGTCATCTAATGCACATCCCTTTGGTGCTTCCCAGCAGAAGAATCCAAATCTCTCTAAGTCTTCCTGTCCTTCAATAGCACTATGTCCACGAGTATATAGATTCTTTAATAACTCTGATGTGTCATCACCTGCTGTAGTAATACCAATCGTTATGCCATCTGGACGGGTAGCAGATCCAAGAGCCATCGCAGTCCATACTTCTTCCTTGGCCACATGTAGTTCGTCAAAGATAACCATGGATGGATGCAAACCTTGGGCGGTAGCAACATTAGAACCAATAACTTTATATATACCTTGCTCATCTTTCGTATAAAGTCCACGATGTTCCGTTGATCTTGTAAAGAAATGTCCCAATAATTCAGATGAATCTACCTGATGTTTTAGGCGTTTATATACGATTTTAGCCTGGTCTGCAGAGGCTGCCACAGAGATAACTTCAGGTGCAGGCTCATGTAGAAGCATGCCATATAAGGCCAGAATAGCCCCTAGGAGGCTCTTTCCATTCTTTCTGGGCATGGATATTACGACCTGCTTATATCGAAGTCTACCAGCCAATCTATGACCTTCTGGATACCTTTCTAGGGCAGCCCTAATAAGCCATTTTTGCCAGTCTGTAAGTTTTAATATCTGATCATTCTTTTCTGGAAGTTTCCATAAAGCCTCAACAATATTAATAATCTTATCCCCATCAGTAGGGAAATTATCACTTAAAGGCTCTGTAAAATGTGTGGGGTACCAATTAGCCATTTGCTATTGCAGCCAACATATCAGCAGGAGATAAATCTGCTGCCTTTCTATTATTCAATAGTCCTAGGTTTGCTAATAAGGCAATAAGGATTGGTGCTGATTGATGTCTTTTATCAGGATTAGCATCTATTGTTTCTGCTAGAAGGACTGCTTGTTTTGCTGCTCCTAGATCTTCAATAGATAGCCAGGTAGCCTTAGATATTGATATTCTGACTGATTCTGCCAAAGTCATATCTAGATTTAATGGTTCATTTACTGCTGATACATCCCTTAGACCTCTAGGACCTTGATGTATACCTGTTCTTGTCATATATTTCTCCTTTTACTATTTTTTGGTTTATATTTTGTTTGATACTCTATCAGGGTTCCCAAACCAAATAAAAAAAACATCAAACATTTATTTTCTACCAAACCTTTATATCCCTATATCCCCATATCCCTCATATAGACCATATAGTGTTTGTATATAGAGTGTTTGATATCAAGAGTGATTCCTTTATACCGCCCCCTACCCCCCCTACTTGACAAACCTTTATATCTATGATATGGGGGATATGGGGCATATGGTGGTTTGTCCAATATGTGGGATAGGTGTCTCACTATTTGGACAGGGGCTAAGGCCCTGCTACTGTAAGTATTATATCCAAACCTCATATCCAA